TTCGGGTCCTTGGAGAGGAAAGTGTTATTGAAGGCATTCTTGACAGGAAGGGGCATACGAGGGCACTCACGGATGCCCAAAGAATGTTTAATTATAATGCGTCTGCTTCCATTGAGTTTGGAGCTTTACAGACAAAGAGCCCATGGCTCGCCGCTGCCGCAGCTATTGAGGGCGTTGAAGGATTGTGGAACACGGCAAACACTGAGAACCACAGTGTCCTTATCTGGAAGCATGTGGATGACGATAATGCTGAAAGCCAAATACCCCCTCCGCAGAAGATAGAGCCACCAACTGCAAGCCCTGCCTTCGAGACTGGGATGCAGACTGCGTTCATGCAGATGATGAGGACGAGTGGGCAATGGGCCAATCAACAGGGGCAGATGGGAAATGAAAGGACAGGGACTGCGATTAAGGAAAGGCTCCAGGAAGGGGAGAGTGCTACTTATCATTTCACTGATAATTACGAGGACGCCTTGGTTTATACATATCAGCAGATCATCGACCTCATACCGAAAGTTTATGACACCAGAAGGATTAAACATATCCTTGCCGACGATGGGATTGAGATGGAGATTGAACTCGATCCGGGAGCGGCTCAACCGTACTTGCAAAGCCTTGATAGACAGGGGAATATCATTCGCAGAGTCCTCAATCCTACAATGGGTACATATGAGGTCGCAGCCTCCGTTGGACCCAATGTGGAGAGTAAACGGCAGGAAGCGGTTCAAGACCTCACTCAGATTCTTACCGAGGCTCCTGCTCTCACTGCTATTATTGGGGACATTCTACTTCGGAACATGGATTTTGATGATGCTCAGGAAGCTGCGATGCGTCTTCGCCGGCTGGTCCCACCGCAGGCACTTGGTCAAGGCCCCTCACAGAATGAGCAAGCAATGCAGCAACAAATCCAACAGCTCCAAGTCAATCTAGCGAAGGCCCTCGAACAGCATGGGAAGGACGCGATTAAGCTCTCTGGTAAGGACCAGATGAGAGACATCGATGTCTATGGAGCCGAGACCGACCGGATTAAGGCCCTCTCTCAGATTGTTCAGGCAAGCGACCCCGAGTCCATGCGGCCTATCATTGAGCAGCTTGTCTCTGACGCGTTGGAGACCAACCTTATGCCCATCCTCAAGGCGAACATCGGTGGTGAGGGGGAAGGCCCCGTTGCTGAACAGAGTGGGAATGCAGGTGGGACTAATCCAGCACCTATGGAGGGAGCGAGGCAGGCACCGGATGGGGAATGGTATATCCTTGACCCGACCCGCCGCACTAGGTACCTCCGGATTGGGCCGCTGGCACAGGAGAGGACGCTACCAGGGACAGCGAGGACCGGCTCATAGGCTTATTTGAATAAATACGGGGGAATGTGCGATGGCTGGAGGGGATGGTAATGGGTTGATGCCTGGAGGGATGGGGCTCGGGCTGACCTCCGCTGATATAGTTAATGCTCCGGCGGCCTCCCTTGCTCTAAGCCCGGACTTGGCCTTCGATCCTAGCAGAGACGTGGGGGTGGGAGGTATATATAGGGGGATGTATAATCCGCTAGCGCCGATTGGAGTGCTGGCTGGATCGGCAAGGCCAGCGCCGACACCGCAATCTAACTTCGATATTGCCTTTGGGGACTCAATTGCGGCGCAACAAATAAGCAGTAATATACCTGGGGTTGGGGCGAGAAGGATATGGGGCTGGTCAGGGCCGCAATATGATGCGAAGAACCCAGCGCCATTCAATGTATGGGAGACGGCGGGGGTTGGTGATCCAGCTTCTCGTATTAGAGCAAGAGCAGTCTATGCATTGACGCAAAATCCAAACTTCTTCGATAACAAGAATGTATTTCTTCCTATAGGAAGTAATGTGGAGGAGGATAGCAAGGATAATCTTAGAGGACTTAGTGCTGTTAAAGATATGCTTAATATGCTGGCAGGGACAGATGTAGGGAGTGTGGTGATACCTGGAGTGGGGCCAGGAGTGCGTAATGCTGATGCTTGGAATACTGTAATGAAGAAGACAGTTGAAGGTATGAATGATCCTCGCTTTGCTTTCTTCCAACCAAGTGTTCAGTGGGCTGGAGATAGAGTGCATCCAAATAGTCAGCAGATGTTCGACCAGGCCTCGGCAGTTTTGAATAGGACATTAGCCTCATTATCCCCACCCACTTCTCCTACTGAGCAAACCACCCAGCCGGAACAGGCTCCGGCAACAGGGCCACCGACAAGCTTGATTCCTCCACCTCCAAGCACCGCACCGAATGCACTCTCTCCTCCAGCTCCAACACAAGCAGCGCCTTATACACCTTACACAGGCCCCCATGCAGACATCTATAATCATGCACTGTATCACGGGGTTGATCCGGAGCTGGCTTTGACTGTAGCAAGGATTGAGAGTAATTTTGATCCGAATGCAAATATTAATAAGCCGACTCAGTATAAGGGGATATTCCAGCTTGGTAGGGATGAATGGAGGGAGATGGGAGGTACTGAAGCTAATAGGTGGGACCCAACTGCGCAAGTAAATCTTGGAGTTGCAAGACTGGCGCAGATACAGCAACAGCTTGCCGATAGACTTGGGCGTGTTCCGACTAATGCAGAGATATATTTGGCTCATCAACAAGGCGTTGCTGGTGCTCCTGCTCTAATTAATAATCCCAATGTGCCCGCTGTTCAAGTTTTGCAAAGTATTGGAGTTGAGCCTGGGAAGGCACATGATAGTATTGTAGGGAATATCGGCTCTAAGGATGCCTTTGGGAATAAGGTAGATCGTGAAAGCTTTGCTAACGCACCAGCTTCGAAGTTTGTGCAATATTGGAATGATATGTATGAGGCTAGGAGAAAGCAGATAGGAGATACTCCGGCGTATGCAGGTGCCCCTTCTATAGTGCCTCGGATTGGGCACGGGCCTAGAAGCGGTGGAGGACAGATAGTTAGTTATCCAGTAGGGGGGATGCCTGGAGTTCCAGCGGATTTGCAATCGGGGATGCCAGGGGTTGAAGGTATAAGAGGTGGTGGGGTACCAGCAACTGTGTTGGGACCGCTTATGATACCTGCCACAGCACCAGGAGCTGAGACTAAGGTGGCGGGGGTTGGAGGGCCTTATAGGCCGAAGCCGGAGGGAGGAGGGGTAGATGATGCTCTTGTGAGAAGGATGATGCTGATGTCAGCGCTGGGGCAGGTGATGCAGGGGAGGAAGTTCACCCCTATTTCCTACGATCCGTTCAAGGTACAGGAGGCTGGGAAGGAGCCTCTTCTTCGATATAGTACCTCGATTGGGTTAGGTGGATTGGGAACAAGTATTGATGCAGGTGGTGGCCGGATTGAAGCTCCTAGATTGAAGGAGGCTCCGGCAGCAAGTCCGACCTCTATTAGGCCGGTAAGGGCTTCTAGCCGAGTTTCAGGGGCTGCGTGATGTCTGGCAATCCAGACAATCTTCTCTCTCCTGGAGACTTCGTGGCTCCAGATCCTAGTAATCCTAGCTATGCAAGTGTGCTGGGGAGTCAGGTGGCAACCCGAGCCGCCGCGAACCTCTTGTGGAGGGGAGCGAAGGGTGTTGCCGGGGATGCTTGGGACTTGATACAGAAGCCAGGGCAGATACTGAGGAGTGAGGCAACACCATATCCTGGAGCAGTGAATAGTGTTGATCCAGCGGGGTATGCAGCGAAGCTGGCTGGGTATGGAATGGGAGTGGGTTCGGTGCTGGCACCTGCAACAAGTGCGGGGATGTTTGCGGGAAGGGGAGCTAATATTGCAAGTGAGACTGCAAGGAAGAGGATGGGGACGCTGGCAGAAGCGGAGGCTATGGAGAGAGGGGGGTGGCCTAGGAATGCTCCGTCTGGTAGGGAAGATATATTTAATACGACTGGATGGTTTAGAGGGGCTGATGGAGAGTGGAGGTTTATTATTCCGGATAGTAGCTTGAGACTCAAGACTGAGAACTTGCAGGCTGATAGATCTTTTTATGTAGATCCGGCAAACAATACCTATAGATTGCCAAGTAAACCAACCAAGCTGAGTGATATAATGGAGCATGATGAGTTGTTCCAGGCTTATCCTAAGCTAGCAGATATTATGGTTAGCGATTTGCCTCAGCGTTTTATTAACATGAATTATAGAGGGATGATTACTCCAGGCAAGATACAACTGGCTCCGGATAATGCGTTTAATTTGACTAGGGTTCTTGCACATGAGGGGCAGCATGCAGTTCAAAGGGCAGAGGGGTTTGCAAGAGCTGGGAATCCACAAGAGTTTCTACCGGCTGGGCATATGCAGGAGATGGAAGCCAATGCTAATTTGATAGGTGATTTGGAGAGACAATTACAACGAGATCATAATATTGATCCAGATATAGTTAATCAGCACTTTGGTTTCCCACCTTATAATAAGGCCCGTTTAAATTATGAACCGGAATTGATGGGTGCTCCGTTTGATATAGTGCAGGATCTTGTGAATGCTAAGATTCATCATCTTGATCTGCATGAAATGTATGATGATGCTATGAGGAATTATCTAAGTCTAGGTGGGGAGGTTGAAGCTAGAACCACAGAGAGGGCGCTTGTAGATAGGAATTGGTGGAGGCTTCCTGAGCGTACTGGTACACTGTCACCCGATCTTACGAAGTTGGTTAGAGAGCCTTATCCTGGATACGATCAGCAGATAATTAGGTTTGATCAGAATAGCCCACTTATAATGCCTAGTAAGCCAACAGTCGATCCGAATATGCCGCCATGACAGAGACGAATGACCTTATAAGCCCCGGAGATGTCCCGACCCGTATTCCGGGCTCTCGCAGCCTACCTGGCTCCGCCATCACCAAGCAAGCTTTGGGCAATTTGCTGTGGCGTGGCGCACAAGACTTCTATGAGGGCATAGTCAAGCCACCAGGCCAGATCCTTGAAGGCAGCCTCGTCCCAAGCATGGAGCCGGGGCCTAATATGCTTTCCATCCCTGAGTATGCCACGGGCTTGGCACTCTCAGGCTTGGGAGCGGGGAACCTGTTGGGCGGGGCGGGAACCGGCCCCGCTCGCCAATTTGGGGCTTGGCACGGAACGAGGGCACCTCAGTTTAGGGAGTTCTCCACCGATCCGGTGCATATAGAACATGGAGCAGGGGCACAAACGGAAGGGCATGGGATTTATGTGGCTGGAGATAGGGAGACAAGCAGTTGGTATCATGAACCTGGAGTTGATCTGACTTATAATGGGGAGCCTTGGAGCCCAGATTATACGGCTTCGGAGCATGATCCTATGGATTGGGCAATGCATGAACTCCATCAAAGAGCCGGAGATTTTAATAAGACTCTAGACTCGCTCAGATCTGGGCAGGGGTATCAAACCAATCCTACTTTACACGAGCAGTTTGGAGATACAATTAATTGGCTTGAAAGTAATAGAGATAGAATTGGTGTGACTCCTAAAGGAGGGTTGTTGCGGGTGCATGTTCTTCCAGAGGAAGAGGAGTTTATGGACTGGGATAAGTCTTTCTCTCAACAGGAGAAGGGGGTACAGGAGGGAATTCTTAAGTCTGGTTTGATTTCCAAGGATACATTGAATTATATGCCATTGAGGGATACCTATGGGAATATATATAGCTATTCGATTGATCCAACTGGTCAGCAGATTTATAGACAAATGGTAAGGGATAATTGGGAGAAGGTGACAGGAAGCCCTTTAGATCATGCCAGCTTCGAATTTAATGGGCCTGAGGCGGCGCCGGTTAAGCAGCATGTATCGGAGACGTTGGATGCGAATGGAGTAGTGGGGAATAAGTACGCACAAGAGCCTTACGCAGTAAACACACCACAGCTTATGCATAGGGATTTGTTTGAAACGGCTCCTGATCCGGAGTTTGCGAAGGCGTATTTGCATGGATATATGGGAGGCACTGATAACGTGGTAAACAAGTCGCTTGATTTCATGCAGGGTACACTTGATAAAGGGTTGCATCCAGATAGTGCTGCTAAGATGAATGCATTGATTGACTGGACTCAAAAGGAGCATGCAGCAGGGAATTTCAAGGTGGGTACTGGAGAGAGGTATAATTATGTGGTGTTCAATCCCAAGAATGTAAGTATTAGGACTTGGGATGGGAGACCATTAGAACCAGTGGACTATGACCCCTTTGATGTAACGAGGCCGTGATGAATACAAGCCAGACTGGACAGAGGCTCTGCCATGCGGGGGTTATGAAGGTAGCGAAGGAGGCGGCAGCGAATCTGTATGAGAGTATGATGAGTAATGATGGCCTCTATAGGGCTTGGAAGAAGCAGAATCCAGGGGCGAATGATAAGCAGCTGCTTGAACGCTTCGTTGAGAGGAATTGGGGGCATTGCCTCGATTTTGCAAGGTCGACCCTGACTGAGATGCTTAAGAGGCCGGATGTGGCGGAGGAGATGAAGGATGAGATTATGGTGATTCTCGAACAGGATTATACACTGCGACATCGAAGGGTATCAAGCCCACCATTTGCACGGCATTAATCCCCACACTCTTGACATGGTTTTAGAGTAGGAGGATAATAAATGGTCATACGTGGGGATGCGACGGACTGAAAGGACGGCGCAATGGCTGGAAGTCAAGATCCGAACTCGGGGCCAGGTGGCCCCAATGAAGTGCAGGAGCCGGGTAGTGCGCCTGCGGCCCCCCTAGATACCCCGGCAAACGAAACCCCTCCTCTCCCCCCGGGAGGTCCGGCTCCTGCTCCGGATGCACCCCAACCTGAACCTTCTGCTACGCCTAGGACAGATTGGAAGGATAGGCGAATTGGGGAACTGACGGCGCGGACGAGGGAGTTGAGAGCAGAGCTGGAAAGGCTAAGGGCGGGGCAACAGCCGCAGAATGGACAAGGGCAGCCGCAGCCAAGAGCGCCAAATGGGCAGTATGCTGCACCGCCAGACCAGGCTATGATCGATCAGCAGATTGAGCAGCTGGCGAATATTAAGGCGGCGAATCAGGAGTTTAATAGAAGGTGTAATGAGGTTGCGGAGGTGGGGAGGAGGGCTTATCCTGATTTTGATTTGCAGGTTAGTCGGCTGGTTGGGCTGGTGGACTCGAATGATCCGCAAGGCGTTCAAGCTTATAATGGGTTCCTCAATGCGGCGCTGGAGACTGGGGAAGCAAGCAAGATCATCCATGCATTGGGGGGAGATCTGAATGAAGCGTCTCGGATTTTGAGCCTCAACCCGGTGCGGATGGCTGTAGAACTGACGAGGATGGCGGCGAGGCCGATGACGGAGCTGAGTAATGCTCCAAGGCCGATTAATCCAGCGAGTACGGCGGTGCAAGCGCAAAGGACAAGTACAAGTCCGGATGATCCAGGGTCGGATCAGATGAGCACTGCGGAATGGATGAGGCAGAGAGAAGCACAATTGGCGGCACGGAACACCCGGCGCTAGGCCGGTGCAGAGTCCCAGTCCTCATAATGACTGGTGTTTGCCCCCAGCGGCTAGCTGGTGTTCACCTCCCGACGGTTGCAATGTCGGACTGGATGCAACCTATTTTGGGGAGATGAGCCGTGCCTAATCAACTGCTTACAATTAACATGATTACCCGAGAGGCGGTGAGGCTGTGGAAGAACTCAAATGCGTTCCTCCAGAATGTCGATATGCAATACGACGACAGCTTCGCAGTGACAGGGGCGAAGATTGGATCGTCCTTGCGTATCAGGCTGCCGAACGACTTCACAGTGACGACTGGGCCTGCGCTGAATGTCCAAGATACGGCAGAGCAGAGCACGACGCTGGTATTGGCGACTCAAAAGCATGTTGATGTTGCTTTCTCCCTTGCTGATCGCACTCTTTCTTTGGATGATTATAGTCGTCGTATTCTTGCGCCTATGGTGAATAACCTGGCGGGGCAAGTGGCGGTGGATCTGATTGGAGGCGGGGAAGGTGGAATTTGCAATATCACCGCCAACATCGATTCTGGTAATAATATCATTGCTCCTATTGCCAGTACTTATCTTCGAGCTGGTGCAACTCTTCGGAATAATTCGAGTCCGGTGGCGAATTGGAAGATTGTAAACAGCCCGGATACCGAGGCGAGTGTGGTGGCCTCTTTGAGTGGCCTCCTCAACCCTGCTCCGGAGATCTCAAGGCAGTATATAACTGGTCGGATGTATGATGCGTTGGGCTTCATCTGGATGGCTGATCAGACAGTCATCTCGCACACGAATGGGGGATTGGCTCCTGGCTCGGCCACCGTCAACGGAGCAGGGCAGACTGGACTTAGTCTCACTGTCAACGCTCTCGCCGGCAGTCTTAATATGGGTGATATTATTACTATTGGTGGCGTTCATGCTGTGAACCGCATCACCAAGCAGTCTTATGGGAGATTGAGAACATTCGCTGTGACAGCGAATGTGCCGATCGGGGCGACCAGCATCCCCATCTACCCTGCTATCGTGCCGCAGCTGGCACCAGGCATTCCACAGCAATACCAAACCGTCGATGTGAGTCCGGCAGGTGGTGCGGCGGTTGATCCGGCGCTGGCAATGCCAGCCAGCACCTCTTACACGAAGAATTTTGCGTATGCTCCGGAGGCTGTGACCCTTGCAACGGCAGATCTGGAAATGCCGCGTAACGTCCACGAGGCTGCCAGGGAAGAATTTGACGGAGTTAGTATGCGAATGGTTACAGACTACTTCATTGGGACCGACCAGCTTATCACACGCTTGGATGTGCTCTACGGGTATCTCTGGATTAGACCCGAGTGGGCATGTGTGGTGGCAGACCAAGTCTACCAGTAGTAGAGCTGAGAATGGTGAAGACAAAGTGGGATAAGGGCGTGGCTGACGATGGCGGGTTTGACGGTCAAAGGTGTGTATGCACCCTAACGATCATGAGGGGTAATAGAGTGAACTGGCGACAGAAGATCGTGGCTGATTGGCCGAATGACCCGCAGAGACAGCATAAGTGTAGAGATGCACTGAAGCAGATTGAGGAGGGGTTGCTCCAACTCGCCAGTCTTGGGCATCCTCTTCATTTGGAGGAGGGGTATACCCCTCCTCCAAAGCCTGAGTTCCCAAAGGTAATGTTCCATATCTACCAAGGCAGCAAGGTGTTTAACTGTGAAGCAGATGTCGAGGAGGCCGGTGAGGACTGGTATCCCACGATGGATGAAGCAAGACACGCAGCAGGAGTTACCAAGCAAAATCAGCGTGGAGGCATCTTTAGTAAGACACTACCAGCGATCATGCCTTGGTTCTCCAAGGAAGGAGCTGATGAGAAGGCTCTTAATGCGGAGGCCAATAAAGTAGCCCTGCTTGCGAAGCGACAATTTATAGAAGACATGCGGGCGGTGCATAGGGCGAAGCAGGCGTCGGTGGCAGGTGTACCTGAGGAGAAGAGAAATGCTCGGGAGATCTAGCACTCCTTGGGAGCAGGTGTATCTGACGCATACGGAGAAGCTTGAGAGGACGTCTGTTCCTGGTGGCTGGGTTTATAGGAGTTGGATCTTGTGGGGGACTGATGCACAGGTGCCGCAGTTCGCAATGGTTTTTGTACCTACGAATGTGCAGCCAGCACCTATTAACATTGATGTTCCCTTTGTTGGAGGAACAGGAACTGTAGGTTCAACTCTTACTTGTACTCAAGGGAATTGGGACAATGTACCTTCTTCCTATGCCTACCAATGGAAGAGTGACGGGGCGAACGTGGGGCTGGGCTTGAACACCTACCTTGTAGCTGATACAGATTTAGGGAAGACGGTTACCTGTATTGTGACAGCATCGAATGCAGGAGGCACTACCACCGCTCCCACCTCCAACGGCATTCTTATTACGGCGTAGGAGGATGGTATGCCCTCGAAGAGCCAGGCACAACAGAAGTTTATGGGGGCGGATCTGGCTAGAGCTAGGGCTGGGAAGAAGACGAAGACGGGGATGACAGCCTCTCAACTTGAAGACTTTGCAGCAACCAAACGTAAGGGCCTGCCGAAGAAAGTAAAGGGGAAGAAGTGATGGCTAATGCGAGGAAGACAAGGTTCACCATCTTCGATGTAATGGAGGCGCAAGGGGTGTTCGATGACAACCCGGCGAATGCCTCGAGTGCGGATTATAAAGGTCCGCAGCAGTATCCGAAGATGTTCTACCACCCCGAGGGCCGGGAGCGCATCATTCAAAGGGCGGAGATAATTGCCACTCCGATGGGGCCGGAAAGGGTTGGGGAGTTGAAGCAGATTATTAGTCGAGTAGCGGCAGATGCGGACGAGGAAGCTGCTTTGAGGGTGATGGGGTGGCACGACCATCCTGCAAAGGCTATGAAAGCGGCGGGGAAGGAGATGCCGCCAGTTGTTAGCCTCACGAGGGAAGCTGAGTTGGAAGAGCAGATTGAGAAGTTGAAGCTGGAGTTGCAATTGGCTCGAGAGGCGCCGAAGCCTGCAAAGCCTGAGGATGACGGGTATGAGCTTCGCTTGGAAAGCGGGAATAGGGCGGGTGCATAGTGTCCTACCTTCAGCCTGAGAATACGACTATGGGGGACATCTGTCGTGCCTCGCTGAAGGAGTGTGGAGCAATCGGGGTGGGGCAGACCCCATTAGCTGAGGACATTAATGATGCTTGGGCACGTCTTCAGTGGATGCTTATGCAGTGGGAACGCAAGCGCTGGCTTGTGTACCATTTGGTCACTATTCCCAAAGTTTCTACTGGCGCTATCTCTTACTCTGTTGGGCCTGGCGCTGATTTTGATACTGGTACAGGTTCTATGCGGCCTGGACGTTTAGCATCTTGCTTTATTCGGCAGCTTCAAGGTTCGCAGAACTCTGTTGATTACTGGTTGGAGATCCTCAATAGTAAGGAGGATTACAATCGGATTACCCTCAAGAGCCTCGTTGCAGGGCCGGGTGAGGCTGCTTTCCTTGATACAGACTGGCCGGATGCAAGGCTCTATGTGTGGCCAGTGCCGCAGCCGTTCGTCTATGAGATTCATCCTACTTTCTATATGCAGCTCCAATTCCAGTTTGCAACACCTTCGACCGTCTTTAATTTCCCGTTTGAATACTATAATGCTATGATGATGAATTTGGCTATTCGACTTCGACCAAAATATAGGATGGGGACGTACCAGGGTGATCCACTGCCAGGGATGGCGAAGGATAGCCTGGCTGTGTTAAGGGGTGGGAATACCCAGGTTACGCGGCTTAGAATGCCCAACACTGTACGTAGAAGTGGGCAGTATAACATCTTCTCAGACAGACCTTATTAGCCCTTTAGGGTGATGGCCTCGTAGGCCGAATTAGAGGAGAGAGTCATGGTTGCAGGACCGGGTGCGCCGAATCCTTCTGGTATCCCTGGCTTCAATGCCACGTATGGTGTGATTGCAAGGCCTGGTGGAGGCAATGCAAATGCTACCCTTTTGAATGGGTGGCTGAACACTATCACTCAGGTGACCACGGCGAATGATAGTGTGATGCTTCCACCTGGTTATGCCGGGATGGAGATCACGGTTATCAATAACGGTGGGAACTCTTGCCAGGTGTTCGGGTTTATGAACACTGCTCCAGGGGATAACGTGACGGACACTATCTCACCAACTGGCTCGATTGTGCAGGGCACGAGTGGGGTAGCGCTTGCGTCGGGTGCGGTTGGGCTGTTCTACTGCATGACGGGGCAGGGTGGTCCGACAAATGGGGTGGTGCCAGCGCAGTGGAGATCGAAGATCCTCACGTAACCAAGGGTATAGAGGCACCAAGCACGGAGAGTAATGCAGAGTATGGAGGGCCGAGATGGACAGTGCAACTCCTCCGAGAGCTATGATGGATTTAGCTCCATCGCTCCGGACACCAGGATTTCGTCTGGTAGACGCTGGTGAACTTCAAGCTCTTTTTAGAAGTCTCTTCTCAGTACAGACAGGTATTGTCGCAAGGGGCACGACGCAAGCGACCGCACTTCAGCTGACTGCTGGGGTTAATAACCTAACGACTGTTGCTGCGGGGAATACGGGGGTTAAGTTGCCTCCGGGATTGCCGGGGCAGCGTGTAGTTGTGGTGAATCTGGGAGCGGCAGCGGCACTGGTTTATGGGTATGCAACAGCGGACTTGCTGATTCCTGTTGCGTCTTCGACTGGAGCTGCGAATATAAGCCAGGCGTCTGGGACTTCTGCTGAATACCTTTGTATAACTAAGGCAGGGACGCCGCAGGTTACGACTTGGAAGCAACTGTCATTGGATTAGTCCAATGAAGTGCAGAGCTTGTCAGAGAGTGTTAGGTTGGGTCATGTGGCCCATCTGGAAGCTGGGGATAGGTTGGCCTTGGCATCGGCAGCTCCCATTACCTCGCTGGGAGCAATCTCAGGTTCAGCCTGAAGAAATGCCAATGGGGGTGCCAAGCCATCTTGTCAGCTCAAACCCTAGTTTGAGTCCCCAGCTTACCAGATCGATCCCCCTTGCAGTCCAGCTCGAGTTAGCCCTCCCGCCACCTATACACCTCAAGGAAGGGTTGAGGGTAAGAAAGCAGAGAGGGCCTCAAAGAGGTCGATTGCCAGACCCAAGACGAATGAGTGAACCACAGGGTATAGGTGGACTTCAAGGTCTCGAAACGGTTGTCCAAGCACCACCAGTCTACTATGATGATCCCACTCGAGTTGTTGAGGTTAAGAATGAATTGACTGGACAGGTTTGGAACTTCAAGGATGTGGGCTCGATGACTGGGCCGGATGGAGCCTTCATGCTACGGGGTCAATGGCCTCCAGGGGTGTACCGCATCGAGAATAGGATTGGGGTTGCTCTCCGTATAACCCTCTGGAATAAGAGTCACGATATTCAGCCTGGAGAGACTTGGCGCTTCGGGGCGCATGGG